AGCAAGCTGTTAGACTTAGCATGATACAAATAACCATCAGGCTTACTTATAATATACTTAAAAAAACTGGAATCACGTACAATTGATTTAATTTTTAGTGTTTCCATATCTAAGTTTGCAGCCTCCATAAAGGATTTAGCCGCTCTTTCTTTGTTGGTTTCACCTCCATCACCATTGATATACATATCCATGTTTTCATAGATAACATCATTTGGTGTAGATTTTCTATATTGCGTACTGCTGATATCTACAACTTTTGCAATGTAGAATAACTTAGTACTGTTTTTGTCAAATAATTTCTGAAGTTCAGCAAGTGCTTTGTTACGCAACTTTTTGTATTCAGTTCTTACCATTACAGTTTCTTCTTCTTTATCTAAGTAAAACTTAGGTGGAACTGCTTTTGATCTTGCATCATCATAGCTTTTAGCAATGATTGAAAAACCTCCAGCTTCAATTCCATAAAGTTTAATTCTGTCAAATGGATCAGCAGGGTTTAAATATTGAGGTTCATTACCACATGATAAGGTAATCTTATTCCAAAAATCCGCGTTGTCTGGCTTTAGTAATTTTACTTTATTCCAGAAATCAGGATCTTCAGGGTTGATAACATTTGCAGCTAATTCTTTTTCTAATTCTGCAACTGCTTCTCTAATTTGTCTTACTCTTGCTTCTCTTTCATCTTGTGGTAACAATTTAATTTCTGGAGCATATTCATTAAGTCCAGTAATGTATCTTGTTACACCATTGTTTTCTAAACAAGCAAGTTGTTCATTATGTGTGACTCCATCAAATAAAGTCATACCATACTCTTCTAAGCCCATGTTAGAAGTTCTACTGTCAAAGAACGGACGGATTGCAATTGCCGTTTTTTTCATTGATCCCTTACCGGTCTCAACCATTGTGAAATTTTCCATTTTGTTGTTGGTTTTTTATTATTGGTTTTTAAATAAAAAGAGAGGGACACTGGTGTCCCCCTCTAGTTTTGACATATTAGAATGATCCACCAGTGATTGGGTTTCTCATAACAATTTTCAACACTTTAGTAGGGTCTTTAACCCAGATAGCTGGCATTGTTTGAGACATCATCACACGGTAACCGTTGAATTGTCCAGAAGATTGGAATCCTTGAGTACGTCCCATGTAATCCATTGTTCCGTTTTGGTACCACCATTTCAATTGATTATCCCAAGATAATTTCAACAAGTAAATGTTGTCATTAGTATTATCTGTGATATCAAAGATAATGAATGAGTAAGAAGATAATGGGAAACCATCAATGATTGGGTTCTCAATATCATTTGTATGAACATTGTCAAATGCTGGATTCAATACAAACTTAACGTTAGCCAAGAAAGGAATAACATAAGATGTATAAGCAAATCCAAAGTTCAAGTCCATACCTTTACCAGTGATTGCACCAATATCCGCAGCTTGGATTAACAAACCAGAAGATACAGCTTCACGTTTAATGGCTTCATTAACCATTCTCATTCCACCCATACCAGTTTGAACAACCAATGAACGTTTTGGATCTGGACCTTGGAACTCAACTTTACCATTGAAGAAGTTATAAATCTCTCCACGGAATAAATCCAATGTAAAGTTATTTTTGTTGTATACTCTTTTGAATGAGTTATCCAACTGTTTCCAAAGACCTACAGACAATCTGATATCATCTGGACCATCTTGTTTAACGCGACCACCATGACCCCACATTAAGTAAGTTTCAATGTCAGTTGCAATTTTTGACAAGTGAGCAGATTCCAAAGTAGTCAAGAAAGTACGTGACAAATCACCATTGTCAAATGCTTTTTTCACTTTGTCTTTACCCATAACCTTAACCATGTCTTCTAGGGAAGTCACAGAAGGGTCAATGTTTTTATCAAATGTTCTCCAGATCTCAGTTACAGGAACTGTTCCATCTGCATTCATTCCACCTTTAATCATCAAGTCAGCACGAGATGAGATAGAATAATGTACATGAGCTTCAGCACCACCAACAAAGTTGTAGAATTCACGGAATCCAGTTCTTGTTTGGATGTCAGAGAAACGCTCTCCATACTCTCCACGTGCAGAACCTTTACGGAATACTTTAGTACCGTTAGCCAAATACTTGTTGTCTAAGAATTTGTAGTTGTCATTGTCAACTAATTGTACGGTATAGATGAATCCATCCCCTACAGGAAGAATATCTTCTGTTGGTACAATGTACATCTCAGCTCCGTTGTATTTGTCATATGTGATCATATCACCATGTCCAAACTCACGTCTGCTTAATTTGATACGGAATGTAGTTCCGTCAACACCTTTGAATGCATTGTTTGGTTCAATATCTTCAATGATGTAAGGAAGATCCAAAGAAACTGGAGTCTGCCATTTGTACTCACCACGAGCATTATCAACCATGATAACATTCTTTCCACCAAATGATGACATTTGATAAAGAGGCATTTCAACTTTTTGAGCCATAGCCCAAAGGTCAACTGGACCTAAATCCATAGGCTCAGCATCTTTCAGCATGTTAACCAAGTGGTAGGAATCCACATGGGAACTTGCCTGGTACGCGGTATCTCTGAGGAATATACCATTGTTTAAAACTGGAGTTGCCATTTATTATTTGTTTTATTTGTTACTACTTAAAATCCTCTCTTGAACATATTGTTCTGACGAGAGATTGTTCTTTGTGGAGTTTTGTTTGCAGCAGGTCTTGCTGTATCATCATCTCCTGTGTTAGTTGAAGAGCTAGAAATTTTTCTTGCTTCTTCAGTTTTTAATTGTCTTACTACTTTCTCAGTGACTGCTTTACCACCAACTTCTTTTACTTTGCTTCTGTATCCTTCAGGATCTGCAAGTAACCAAAGTGCTTCAGCAATTAAGTCATGTCTTGGTTCAACAAACTGATATTTTTCAAGTAAGTGACCCAATAAATTTGTTTGTTTACCAGAAATAGATGAATAACTTGGTTGAACTAATCCTGAGTAAAGCAATCCTTGTACTTTCTTATCAAGTTTTAATCCACCTAATTCACCTGTAGCAAGTGTGTTATACACATTGTCTTGGTAAACTCTAGCTTGTTCTGCTTGTTGTTCCTTTTTATATTCTTGCTCAGCAAGTTTTTTAGCAACAACTTCTTCATGCATTCTATCCAATTTTGGTTTGAATTGTTTTGCTTTTTGTCCAAGCTTATCAATATCTTTCCAGTCATTGATTTCATCTTCAATTTCTTCTGGAGTACCAAAACCTGTTGCATAAAGATACTGACGTGCAATTTCTTCTTGGTGTTGTTCAACTTCCGGATCAAGTTCAAATACTTCTTCAACTTGAGCAAGAGTTCTGAACAAACCTTTAAGATCTTGTCCACCATCAGCTACATACTTAGCTGCAATCTGAAGTTCTTCAGGCAATGCTTGAAAGAATTCTTTTGGAGTATTCTCTCTGATTCTTGCTTCTCTGTCTTCAAAGTTTGCTTCAAAAAGTTCTCTAAAATCTTTTGTTGTATATTCCTCTAAAGGTTTACCATCATCAAAAGGCATCAAACTTCCCTCTTCAATCATTTTCTGTGCTAATTCAGCAAGACCTGATTTATCAACCTTTGGTCTTCCTTTATTACCAGCATCTTCTTCTTCAGAGATTTTTGCATCAAGTTCAGCAATTGCTTCTTCAACTTCTGCTTTCTTTTCCTGAGCCTCTTCTCTTTCAGAAGGAGTCTTAGGATTGTTGTCAAGGAACGTGGTGTCTACATTCTCTTTAGAAAATAGACTCTTAGGTTTCTCTTCTTCTTTTCCGTCAGATGGAAGCATTATACTTTCAGCACCCGGACTTCCAAAGATCTCATCTAAGTTTACATCAACTTGATCTACCGTTGTAGAATCAATTAACTGAGTTTCCCCAGTTGGATTTGTGTTATCACTCATTTTGTTGGTTTTTTATTATACTATAATATACAAAATAAACTTGAGAAATTTATAAGCTTGGAAAAAATATTTTCACATTATATAGCTAATACTACTTTTTCCCCTCTTTATTTTTTGATTTCACATCAAATTTATTTTTGTTTTCCTGTGCAATTTGTAATTGTTTGTTAGCAATTTCTTTCTGTGCAGCTATTTTCTCACGCTCAATTTCATTCTTTTGTGAGTCAATATTCATGCGGTTAACTTCTTTTTCTCTTTGAAGATTAGTTTGTTCTTGATATTGCTCTGACTCTCTAATGCCTTTCATTGCATCAAGATAATCTGATTCTTGATTTTTATTTACATCAGTCATAGCACCCATACCAGCCGCGCGTATCTCTGCAACCAAGATATCTCTTTGTCTATTTTTTTCTTCCTTAATTGCTTCAGCATCAATCTCCATTTGTTTTTGCTCTTTCTGAGCAGCCAATTGTTGCTCTTGCAGTTGAGTTTGATTCTGCATTTCTTGCTGTTTGATTGCAGTTTGTTTTTGCTCAGCTTCTTTCAGAACTGAATTCATTTGAGCAACTGAATCTGACTGAACAAGTTTACCAAGATCATAGATTGAAGCACCGGTAGTGTTATTAGTAAGAGCCATTTGTTTTAATTGCTCCAAAATTGCGCGGTGATTTGCTGTAGTACTAGCAAAGATATTTAAGTCACGCATTAATAAATCCGTGCCATTTATCTCAAAGTTTACTTTCTCATCTGCAGATGTCATATAAGTTAACCTTGCAGATGGTTTAGTAGAATGATAATACTGAGCTAGGTCTGTACGCATTTGGTGGACTCTAGGCATAAGATAATCACAGTGCTGGATGAAGAACACTTCTGTCTGTGCGTAAGAAGCAGCAGCGGCCTGTTCTACGCCTGTTGCTGTCATCTGAGATAACTGCTGCCCCATACGCTGAGGGTTTAATCCAATAACCTCAAAAGCTTGCTGCTTAAAGTGGTTAGCTAAATTAACCCTTGACATTAATCTCTCTGTCTGAGATAGATCAAGTTTTTGGAAGTGATTAAAGTTTAATGCATTTTCTGTGTTTGTAATAGAAGTATCCAATGGTAACATTTGGAAGTTCTTCATTGCAACATAAGCTTTAGCATAATTACCTTTACCCCAGTCTTCACCTAGTGAATGTCTAGGCAATGAGTTTTGATCTAACATAATTACAGTTCCAAGCTCATCTACAAGGATATCTGCAATCTGGTTATTAACAATGTTATAACCAATCTGGAATGGTTTCATTAAGTCTAACAATGCTGTTGACTTTGTATTTCTATCAGAGAATACGGCACCTTCTACGGGTAGCTTACACCCATACAAGTTATTGTCTCCCTTGAATTGGAATTTCAAAGGCCCAATATGATTTCTTTCAATACCAATATAAATTGGAGAGAATCCTCCTGGATTATTCATACCCCAGAATGAAGGAATGTTTGGTCCAATTTTAACACCTCCCCATACTTCATTGATCCAGATCCAATCAATGTGCTCACCAAAGACTAATGTGTCTTTTGTTTTGTTCTTGAATAATCTAGTATCATATATTGGCTTATCAGTTATTTTGTATGCTTCAGTTACTATTTCATTAATAACCTCACCATTCTCATTAATCTTAGTTAAGTGTCCAACTTTACGCTGAGACTTCCAATAAGCTGTTGTACAACGTAACAAGTATGCTGTACCTTGATCAAAGTAATCTTCTCCTTCTGAAAGGATTTGATTAATAATATCTCCTCCATCATATACAGAACCAGCCATCATAGTTGTATACTGTCTGTATGCAAGAGAAGGCATGTTTACGTTCCAGTCATGAGACTTAGTAGCATCATAGTATGTACCATCATTTTGATACCCTCCGGTAATGTAACCTCCTGATCTGATAGGGTAGACTGCTTCACAAGCTTCCATTTGCTCTTGTGTCATCAAGTACCCATACTTATCAATAACATCAGATACTGTGTACATGTCAATTTTACCTACCCAGTTACCTTGAGAAATGTATCTTGCATCTGGTGATTTATGATAAAATGTTAATGGTGGGTTCCATAGTTCTACTTCATAATCATCTTCCATCATACGGAAGTGCCAGAACTCACGGTCTGTAATAAGCATATCACGGAATCCTCTTTCCTCAAGCTCATCCATGTTGAATCTTTCAACATCAACCTGGTGTTGGTGAGAAGCCCATTGTTCTACCATTCCTCTATAATCCTTTTTAAAGAATTGTTCAATCTCTGGTAGTGTTTTTAAATTTTCTGGTTGCAACTGCTGATTAGCTTCTGGAGAATTAGGATCTAATCCTTGCTCCATCAAAGCAGCCATAATTTTAGTTTGAGCATCAGCCATTAATGTATCCTCAACCATCTTGCGCTTTTGCTCCATCATCTCATTGTATGAAAAGTCATCAACTGCGCGGTATGTTAACTTAGTAGATCTTTTAGCAAATTCAGCTACTAGAACATTAATAACATTTGGAATGATAGGATAAAACTTAAGCTCTAAAGCTGAAGCATCTTCTCTGGTTAATATCTCTACAATATCTCTGTACTCATTATCTTCTTCAATAAGATAATCTGTTTTATCAATGATACCTTTTGCAAGTTTATAATTCTTCATTAACCTGCGAGCATTTCTACGGACTTGTTTAAGTCCATTCCACTCTAACCAATCAAGATTCCAAGCTGCCCACTCTTCATCTTTATCAGCACTTGATAAAAATTGTAAAGGTTGGGTAATACTCCCCATTCTATTATGTTGAGTCTTAGCACCTTTCTTTAACTGTAATGCGTTATATATCTGCATAATTGTTATTTAAAATGTTTAAAAGGTGACCGCTTTACACTGTCACTTCCTTTATAAACTGATTTACCCATATGACGGAACGGGCTGTTATTTAATTTAAACAAATTTTCTGACTTTTGCAAGTTTTTGGCTGCATCATCCATGATAACTCTTTTAGTATAACCACGGTTAGATTGCTGAATTCTCATAAAAGCAACCAATGCTGCAAAAGAAACTAGCCTATCCACGTTGACTCCATCTGTATATGCGCGCATTTCTTTGATCAACATAATGTCTGGAATCCTTTCTATACCGTACTTAGTACGTACAATTGTGCCGTCAGGTTTTGTCTCATGGTCAATTTCTTCTTTAGTAAACTCAATTGCATAACTTAACAAGTGAGCTTTAAATAATGTACCAGTATTTTTCCATCCGTATTCTTGGAATACATTGGCATTGGCGCCAAGATCTTTTAAGAACATGATTTGACTTTTTGGTACCAAGTATTTTTGTTTTCTTCTACTGATCATATACTGTATGAACAAGGAGATGTTATTCTCAATTAATGCCCATGCATTATACAGTTCAATAATAAGTTCTAGTTTATGATGAGTTTTATTAATATCATCAAATCTACCACACCAAGCAGCTACAATTTTAGCCGGCTCAATGTATGTTTCAGTCTCTGTACCAGTTACTTTAGTAACCTCAATAGGTGCCTTCATTACATAGATAGAACACAATGATTCTGAGGTAGTAGTTTTTCCTTCCCCTACAGGGTCAATAGAAGCGTAATACATACCAAATGTAGGATCTTTAACAGGTCTTTCCCATACAACAAGACAACCTGTTTTGTCTTCAGTTTTCTTATCAACGGGGAATTCCTTAATAGGCCCTTTATTAGTTGCTACTAATTTAGGATTACCATGCTCATCATCTACAATGTCTAAATACTCATATGCATATTCTTTGTCTTCAATTCTTCTTTCTTGTGCTGTAAGTAAGTGCACAGGAAATACAGATACTGTTCTATGAGCAAAAGCTTCTTCAATATTTCTTGGATGCTGTGAAATCCTTAATTGGTATTTCTCTGGATCTAACTCTTTTTTCCATTGCTCAAATTGAGCATCTAAAGCTTTAAGTGCTTCAGCAACAAGTGAGTTACCAAACTCATCAATAAAAGGAGGCATTGACCATTGCTCAGGAATAAATAAACCTGATACACCAACATTACCTTTACTGTCTATTAAATTAGTTTCTACAGCATAAATATCATTATCATCAGGTTTCATGATCATTTGTCTCAAAGGTTCACATTGAGACAAATCCCCTACAGAACCTGCAGCAATAAACATCCCTGTAGTAATCAAACCTGATCTCATGGCTGGACGCATATACTCATATGTCTGATCCATCTTAGGAGCAATTCCGGCCTCTTCATGAAAGAAGTATTTAACTGGACCCCCTACACCATTTGTTGGATCTTTCTCAAATGACATACCTTGAATAGTACCTTTGAGACCAACCTCATTCTTTCTATCTCCTTTTCTTACTTCAATCTTTTGTTGCCACATCATTACTTTCTGTGGATTCATTGGACGGTACCAGGCTGTGTGTTGATTTAAGAATGCTGCATATTCTTCTAGGAACTTCCAAGATCCTTTCTCATTGATATAATCTTTAAGACTGGCTCCCATTTTTAAAGTAACCCCGGCTTCAAACCATTGCTGATTTATTAGTTTACCCATATGGTAATATGAAGATGCAATCTGACGTTTCTTTAGAATAGCTGCATGTTTATAATTAAGTTCTGCTAGTAATTCATAAAGAGCCATATGATACTGAGCATCACGTATCTTAGCAAAACCAAAGTTTTGTTCTTCCTTATCAAAGATAGGTAGGAAATTTAACCACATGTAATACTCTCTTGCAATAAACCAAGTATCACCTTTATCAATTACAATTACTCCTTTTCTACACTTTTCCTTTTGGTCATCCCAATAAGTTATGAAGTCTCTTGATTTGAAGGGAGCTGTACAGTATACTCCATTTTTTTTGAAGTTGGTTGACTCAGATATAAATACTTCATTGGTGGTTGCATTGAAGTTATACTCACCAGGTTGTTTAAATATGCTTTTGATAAACTTAGCGAAGTCTTCTCTGGAATTAAAACTTGTTGTTCTCCAGTTTCCATTGTCATAAGTTGGTATGTCTTGATAAATTTCACTCATTACATGTCATATGCTAGTCCTTGTCCACCGCGTACTTTGCTAGACTGTTCTTCTTGAAGATCTTTGTAAGCACCTTTAAAAGACTGTCTGATAGCATCATAATTTTTAGCCGCGGCTATTAGGGAATTAAAATTACCATCTCTTCCTGTTGTAATTGCACTAGTTTCCATATATCTGCCTAATCTATCTAACATAGATGCAATACCTTTATATGCTCTGGATGTAGGCGTCTCATACATTTTTTCACAGAATCTTAATGCTGCAAATATAGTATCATCTTCTGTAGAAAACTCTGCATCAATCTGATCTAATATAAGTGCTTCTTTATCCACATCAGGAGCAAAAAAGAATGGGTTTAAATCTGGATTTGGACAACACATATAAAACAAATACATGTAGATCTTAAGATACTCATCCGGATATTCATCCATTACATCTTTTAAAGCTTTCAATGTATAGCAATGTTCAGTAGGAACTACTATACCATTTTGTACATCAAACAGTTTTGCTATCATCTTTGTATTTTTTATATGTGTACTTGAACTCTTCATAAGATAAATCAATGCACCATGCTTGATCAAACTTAGTATAGATCACACAATAATCTTCTAGTTCCCCATCGTCATCAATAGATTGTCTATAACCTATAATTGTATCCAGATCAATTGAGAATGGGACAAAAGTAATAACTTCTTGCCCAGTCATTTCCTTAATCTTTGAGTTTTCTAGTATTAGTTTACATTCAAGCATATTATTTCTTTTTGATTTTGTCTTTGTTATCATGAAGATAGTGTATTATTGCTAATACTTCATCAACTAAATAAGGAACGGCTATTGGTATAACTTCTTTAACAATAGGATCACCATTACCATCTCTTTTAACAATTGGGTATCCCCATTTGTCTTCACCTTCTTGTTCAAATATTACATGATGAATAAACATACGCCCAGGCTTAAGCTTAGGATTATGTTTAAGAATAATGTACATGTAAATACTAAGTTGTAATGCATAATGGTTAAAGTTACAATCATCAAGACCAGATACCGGTTCTTGTAATTTTTCTGACTTTCCTTCCCAATCTACATATGACTCTTTCTTAATTTCTTTGTTGGTCTTGTAATCAATGATATTTACTTTACCATTTACTACTTCTACTAAATCTGATTGTCCGCATATACCTACAGACTTCAGATATACCATATGCTCAGGATATACTCCTGGTTCTAACTTCTGAGTTAATGATATTTTCTTACCGTCTAGTAAGGTTGACGGAATAAAGACTGGTATAGTTGTCCCTTCTCTTTCCATTGAGGCTAGTGAACAAATGTCAGCCTCTCTTTGGTTATGATAAAAAGTACCTAATGTAACTGCCCTATCAGCCTCAGCATCCCATATAGCCTGAATGGTTTTTGGTTCAATACCATACCACTTAGATCTTTTATTCTTTGACACCTTTTCTGAAATCTTTTTTGCATCAAAAGGTTTCTTGAAATGTGAGACAAGTGTAGTAACACTTACCCAATCAATAGAATCATCAGCTACACTAGTGTAACTATGATTATCCGCGTTGAATATTATACTCATTTCTTCAGTTGTTCAATAGCTAAAATAGCTAAATTAAAATTATCAATATCTTCAGATCTTAGCATAGATATCAAGTTCTTTGCTGTATCTTCATTAATCTTCTTTTTCTCCTCCATCCATTTTACATATCCTACAGAATTTTCTACAGCAAACATATGTGAGATCATATCAGAGCCGTTAGTTCCTGTGTAGATATGTATATGTCTCCCTTGTGACGCCATCCCATCTGTCATCAAGGATTCTAAATCTGACATATTAAGCATTCTCAATGATTGTATCAGCCAATGTTTTTGATGCTTCATCTTCAGACATAAGCATCTTGCGTATATTAGTTACTTCTTCCTGTGAGAACTTACCTTCTAGGGCAAGTATTTTCAACCGGGAAAACTTAAGTTCTATTTTTACAAGATCAAGTTGTTTTTCCATTTCTTCCATCCTTTCTGTTACAGGATCCTTCCATGGTGGGCTATAAGAACTACCAGGAGAACGCATTGCCTTAAATAAACCATCATTAGAAGTACTAGGTATTGTATTGATTGTTTTAGTTGGATCATTTACTACTATACCCATGGCTTGATGTTTTTTCCAGTTATTCAATACTTCTTCTGCATTGTAGTCTTCTGGTATACTGTTTATATCTACATACATAATACTAGTCTTTAAGGTTATCTAATTGATCTTCCTCTTCCTCTGTAACTAATGCATCCCATTTACCTAACGGGCATTCTGAAGATAAAGATCTTGTTTTAAATTTAAGAGAGCAACCACATTCATTACAACAAGGTGCTGTTCCAGGCATTGCACATTCATCTCCATTGCTTGGACATTCTTTACAATGATTGAATCTTAGAGCGGCAATTTCTTCAACAAACTCATCACGGATAACTGAGTTTTTAATTCCCTCCATTATCTTGTGTCTCTCTGTCCAAATTTGTTTTAGTAGATTCATTTTTTAAGGTTTTAAATTGTTTCTTTCTCTGTTCTTCTAGAGTAATCTTTTTCTCTAGTTCAATAAGAAGATCAAGTTTTTCTTCAACTCTTACTTTTTTTGAATAGGCACCAAAAGTAGAAGTGTCATGATTTTCCAATAAATTGGTTGATCTTTCAATTGATCTTCTTACCCAACCAGATTTTACAGTAAAATGCCCCAGTCCTTCTACATTTATCCTTGGATAAGAAAGATTGGATAAGCATCCCCTAACATTCTTATATAGAAACTCTACTAAATCTTCTACTAGAGCTTCCTCAACATTAAGGTCTTCAGCAACTTGTCTATATAATTTAGAAGCTTTCTTGGGTATCATATCCTAAGAATTTATAATCTAAAAATACAGTCCCTTCTGTTTGAATTTTAAGATTAGGGTTAATCATTATAATCTTTTTGTTGTTAGGATCTTTCACAACTAATCCATTCTTTTCAGCTTTATTAATACAGTTACGCACTGTCTGCGGAGATTTAAAAATCCATTCTTCTTCCGCTGAAGCATCATAACAAAAACTAGTGAGCTCAATAGGCTCATTAAAGCTGAGTAAAGTCAAACAATTTAAATCAGACTCACTCACTGCTATACGGTTAATATAACAGTGAGTCAATATCTGAAATTTTACTACATCCCATTTGGGCATTTTTACTTTTTTCTGTACTTGATTAACAAGTGCCATGATTAGTTCTTTTTAAGCTTTCTGTCTGGTGCCGCTTTAGTAGTCTCTTCTTCTTCCTCTTCTGGACGCTGCGCCATCATCATTGCAAATTGATACTGATAATTAGCTCTTTTGAATCTTGCTTCTTCAATCTCAGTTAATAACTTTTCATACTTAGCTTGAGATTCTAAATAAGGAACTGATTCTTCATAGAACTTTTTCATTTCCTCTTTTCTTGCCATCAATTCTTCATGTGACAACTCTTCTTCTGGATGTTGGTTTTCCATTGTTATACATTTTAAGTTTACACAAATATACAATAATTGTTTAAACCAAAAATATTTAAAACATAAAAACCCAGATACTTAACATACCTGGGCTTAAATAAATAGGGATCTATAAAGTCTTATCTGTTTTTGATTGTAAAATTTAAGACTGTCAGCAAATAAAATTCTCTACGGTAATCAAGTTCAAGACTAAATATATCTACAGATGAGATTCTTACTCTTATAGATAATTTATCCCATTGCTTACGTAGTTCTTTCCAATTGTGTCTGTATTTCATTAGGCCTCATTTTTACTGATAGTACCTTTTGCATCTAAGAAGATCTTACGGACATTTGCAGGCTGTGCAATTTTCCACGCAGTTCTTCTTGCTTGGTACAATCTAGATTTTAAAATTCTAGTCACACTCATAGCATTTCCTTGGTTTCCTCCAAGTACATGATAACAGTCTTTGTCTTCACCTACATAAAATCCAACATGACCACCACCGTCTCTTTTAAAGGTAAGTATATCACCTAACATAGGTTCAGTTACCTTAGTACCATAATTAGCCCATGACAAAGCCCATAATGGTTTATCTACTACTTGCACACCTGCCTTATGAGCAGCATAAGCAGCAGCTAGTCCACACCATGGAATTTCATCATTAGTGTAAACTTTCTCCAGACCGAGTTCTTTAGCCCAACCAAGAATTACAGGATTATGTTGTTTACCCACAATCTCTTTAGTTCCAAGCATCTTAACAGCTTCAACAAGAATCTTAGGAGATTTCTCTTCTGTTAAATACGCGTAACTC